AGATCGTGCTGGCGGTCGATGTCTGGCAAGGCCAGGTCATGACCGAGGGTTGGCGCAGTACCAGCGCATTCACGCCCACCGATTTCATTGCCGCGTTTGACGATGCGCCGCTGGCCGGTGTCATCGTGACGGATATCGACAGTGATATCGACGAGACGGACGCCCAGCTGGGCCTGATCGCAGGGCTGGCGAAAGAGGCACGTGCACCGGTCATTGCCAGCGGTGTTGTGCGCAGTGCTGATGATATTGCGCGTCTGAAATACATCCCGGACATTTCAGGCGCTCTGCTGGGGCGGGCGCTGTTTCGCAAAACCATCAGCCTGACCGAGGCGCTGACGGCGGCACGCCGCGCATCCGAGCCGGTGGCAGGGTTTAAGTAGGCGGGCTGCGACCTTAGATGAGGGCGGGCAGGTGATGCGAAGCGGCGGGTGGATGCTGATCCTGCGTTTGCGCAGGACTTGCCCCCGTTCACCGGAACAGGGTAAGAGCGGTTCGCAACGATAAAGGGGCAAGAGGACACTTCATGCGCAGAGTGGTTGTTACAGGAATGGGGCTGGTTACACCGCTGGCCTGTGGTGTCGAGGAAACCTGGAGCCGGTTGCTGGATGGACAGTCCGGAGGAGACACGATCAAGCGGTTCGATGCCAATCATCTGGCAACGAACTATGCCTGCGAAGTCAAGCTGGGCGACGGCACGGATGGCACGTTCAATCCCGACGACTGGATGGAGCCGAAGGATCAGCGCAAGGTCGATGATTTCATCCTGTTCGGGATGGCGGCGGCGCAGATGGCGGTGGATGATTCCGGCTGGAAACCACAGGACAAGGAAGGCCAGGAACGCACTGGCGTGATGCTGGGCGCGGGGATCGGCGGCTTGTCGTCAATTGCGGACACGTCTTTGCTGTTGCGCGATCGCGGCCCGCGACGCATTTCTCCGTTCTTTATTCCGGGCGCGCTGATCAACCTGATTTCGGGACAGGTCAGCATCCGATTTGGGTTCAAAGGCCCGAACCATTCCCCAGTGACCGCCTGTTCGACCGGCTCGCATGCGATTGGTGATGCCGCCCGGTTGATTCAGTGGGACGACGCGGATGTGATGGTTGCCGGCGGCGGTGAATCGGCCATTTGTGAAATCGGTATTGCCGGATTTAACGCCTGCAAGGCGCTGAGCACGAAATGGGCGGATGAACCCGCCCGGGCCAGCCGCCCCTATGACGTGGACCGAGACGGGTTTGTCATGGGCGAGGGGGCCGGTGTGGTGATCCTGGAAGAATACGAGCATGCCAAGGCGCGCGGCGCGAAGATCTATGCAGAGATTCTGGGTTACGGCATGTCCGGGGACGCGTATCACGTCACCGCACCGTCCGAGGATGGCGACGGGGCCGAACGTGCAATGCGCGCAGCGCTGAAGCGGGCAGAGCTTTTGCCATCAGACATTGATTATATCAACGCACATGGGACCAGCACGATGGCGGATGTCATCGAGCTGGCCGCGGTAGAGCGGCTGCTGGGCGATGCGGCGGGTGATGTGTCGATGTCGTCGACAAAATCGGCCACAGGTCACCTGCTGGGCGCGGCCGGCGCGATTGAAGCGATCTTCTCGATCCTGGCGATTCGTGATCAGGTTGCGCCGCCGACGATCAACCTGGATAATCCCGCAGTAGAAAGCGCGATTGACCTGGTGCCAAACGTCAAACGTGAGCGTGAGATCAACGTAATCCTGTCCAATTCGTTTGGATTTGGCGGCACAAATGCGAGCTTGATTCTAGGAAAGCCGCGCTGATGTGGCGTAGCCTTGCCTCGAACATGATGACCTTTCTGGTTGTCGCGATGTTCCTGCTGGCAGGGATGGTGTTGTGGGGCCGCTCGCAATACGTGGCGCAGGGCCCGTTGGAAGAGGCGATTTGTCTTCGCGTGCAGAGCGGCTCGAACATGTCTGCGGTCAGCCGCGAGCTGGAGGCCCTGGATGCGGTGGCCAGCGGTACGCTGTTTCGGCTAGGCGCGGATTACACCGAGAAGTCGGGCCAGCTGAAAGCGGGTAGTTTCCTGTTGCCGCCGGGGGCCTCGATGGAAGAGATCGTCGATGCAATCACGCGCGGCGGGGCAAGCACCTGTGGCACCGAAATCGTCTATCGGGTGGGCGTGACGCGGACATTGGCGCAAGTGCGCGAACTGGACCCGGCGACCAATAGATTTGTCGAGCGGGCGGAGTTCAACCTGTTGGATGGCGACATTCCGGCAATCTACACCGAGAAGAAAGCCGAATCTGATACGCGGTATCGCATCGCGATGGCCGAGGGCGTCACCAGTTGGCAGGTTGTTGAAAGCCTGAAGGCGATGGACATGCTGACAGGCGATGTTCCGGAGTTGCCGGCAGAGGGCACGCTGGCGCCGGACAGTTACGAAGTTTCGTCCGGGACCGAGCGGTCCGCGATTGTGGCGGACATGCAGGCGGCGCAGGTGCTGCGGGTGAAGGCGGCCTGGGAAGGTCGGGCTGAGGGATTGCCGATTTCCACGCCGGATGAATTGTTGATCCTGGCGTCGATTGTTGAGAAAGAAACCGGGGTTCCCGAAGAGCGCAGGCAGGTTGCGAGCGTGTTCAGCAATCGTCTGAACCGAGGCATGCGTCTGCAGACGGACCCGACCGTGATCTATGGCATCACCAAGGGTCAGGGTGTGTTGGGGCGTGGATTGCGTCAAAGTGAGCTGCGCGGCGTAACGCCTTGGAATACTTATGTGATCGAAGGATTACCGCCGACACCGATTGCCAACCCGGGCATGGCGAGCCTGGAGGCGGCGGCGTCGCCGGACGAAACGGATTACGTGTTCTTTGTGGCTGATGGTACCGGTGGACACGCGTTTGCAACCACCCTGGAAGACCACAATCGCAACGTGGCTGCATGGCGCGCGATCGAGGCGCAGCGGGCAAGCGAATAGCAAAACCTTTCATTGCGGGATTGGTCGTTTTACACCCGTCAAATCGACGCCCTGAAACGTCTGAAACGGGCATGCAGGTGAGCAACCGAGGAGTTTGAGCGGTGAATTTTCTGGACTCTGCGGATTGGAGTTTTCCGGTTCCCATCGCGTATGGCCCCGGCCGCGTCAAAGAGATCGCCGGGTTTTGCGCGGCTGCCGGGGTCACCGCGCCGCTGGTTGTCACCGACCGGGGCAGTGCGGGGTTGCCGTTTCTGGCAGAAGTGATCGGAACACTGAAATCTGCCGGGCTGAACACGTCACTCTATGCAGAAATCTCGCCCAATCCGCGCGACGATGAAATCGCAGCCGGGCGGGCGCAGTTTCGGGCAGGTGGGCATGACGGGGTGATCGCCATTGGCGGCGGCAGCGGCATGGATGGCGGCAAGGCGATCGCGCTGACCGCAACCAATGACATCGATCTGTGGCGGTTTGAATACGAACAGGTCCCACCAGACATGACCGGGCAGGCGGCATTTCCGCCGTTGATCTGTATCCCGACCACGGCCGGGACGGGGGCAGAGACCGAGAGTACCGCGATGATCACCGACACGGATCGGATGATGAAATGGTGCGTCTGGCATGCCGAGTTGTCGCCGGCCTTTGCGATCCTGGATCCGGAACTGACGCTGGGATTGCCCGAGCACCTGACCGCATGGACCGGGGCAGACGCGATGGTGCATGCGATTGAGGCCTATTGCGTGCCTGCGACCCATCCGCTGTGCGACGGCGCCGCGTTGGAAGGTTTGCGATTGGTGTCGCGTTGGTTGCCGGTCGCGGTTGCCGCGCCGGACAACCTGGAGGCGCGGGGCGCGATGCTGACAGGGTCATGCCTGGCGGGGGTGGCGTTTCTGAAGGGGTTGGGATTGGTGCATGCGATTTCCCACATGGTGGGGGCAGAGTATGACAAACAGCACGGGCTGACGAACGCGGTGCTGCTGCCTGCGGTGTTGCGGTTCAACGCGCCGGAGATCGTCGACAGGATCGCCCCGATGGCGCAGGCCATGGGCCTGACGGAGACGTCGTTTGACGCGTTCTACGCAGCTGTGTGTGCGCTCCTGGACGAGATCGGCATCCCGCGCACATTGCACGAGATCGGCGTGCCGGTGGATTGCGCGGCGCGGATTGCCGAGAAGGCGTTGCAGGACAGTGCGGCGGGGACCAACCCGCGCGCGCTGACGGTTACGGATGTGGTTGCGGTTATCGAAGACGCCCTGAACTTTGGGCGCTAAGCCACGCGCGGCGCGGCTTTTCATCCGTTGCAAACGTCGCAATTGCATGAGAATGGACAGCTCGGAATTGTGGGCCGCTTGCGTGTCGGCAACGACCGCTAAACATGCCCAGTTCAGAGTGCGCCATGACTGAAACGACCTATCCAAGCCCTGTCAGAGCCCATCGTCACGCCGATTTGGCGGTGCATATCGTCGGGCTGATCCTAATACTGGTGGCGGGTGGTTTTCTGATCTTCCGATCGGTTGTCCATCTTGAGACCGGTATGGGGGTTGCGGTTGTTGTCTATGTGCTTTGTGCGCTGTTTTCCAACCTTGCGTCCTTTGCGTATCATTTTTCCACCTGGCATGCGCAGCGCACGCGTCTGCGACGCATTGATCATGCCGCGATTTATCCCAGTATCTCGGGGACGTTCACGCCGTTTTTTGTTCTGGCAGGGACGCCGTGGACGATGACGTTGCTTTGGATTTGCTGGGGGCTGACGGCGGTGGCGGTCTGGAACAAGATCACCAACGAAACGGTCAAGTCGCGCTGGTCGACGGCGTCCTACCTGGGGCTGGGCGCGATCGGGTTGCTTGCGCTGCCGGATTTGACGAACGTGCCGATTCTGACCTTGTGGTGCATCATCGGCGGCGCTGCGGCCTATGTCATTGGCACCGGGTTTTACGTGCGAAAAACGATGCCGTACCGGTACTCGATCTGGCACTTCTGGGTAAATATCGGCGGAATATTGATGTTTGTCGGCATCTGGGTGGCGTTGGCCGCTCAGTGGTAAAGGCCGCCACGGGCGAAGTGCGGCGGCCTGGAATTGAACAGCAGTTGCGTCAGACGACGACGTTGATCCCCAAGAAGATAACCGCAGAGAGAATGGCCGCTGCGGGGACGGTGATGACCCAGGCGGCGAGGATCGTCATGAAATGCGAGCGGCGCACCAGTTTGCGGCGGCTGCGTTCTTCGACGGAATAACGGGCGCGGTCCGGTACGGCATCGCGTTTCAGACGGATACGCCGTTCGGCATCCCATTCGCGGAAGAAACCAACACCAAAAACGCCCCCCACGGCGATATGTGTCGAGCTGACCGGCAATCCAAGCCAGCTTGCGACGATGACAGTGATGGCGGCTGACAGGGCCACGCAATATGCGCGCATCGGGTTGAGCTTGGTGATCTGGCTGCCGACCATGCGGATCAGTTTCGGGCCGAACAGGAACAGGCCGAACGAAATGCCAAAAGCGCCGATGACCATGACCCAGAACGGAATGCTGACCGCCCCGGCAAAACCGTCGGTCTGCGAGGCCTGTACGATTGCGGCCAGCGGGCCGACAGCATTTGCCACATCATTGGCGCCATGCGCAAAGCTGAGCAGGGCGGCGGACACCACAAGCGGGATGCCAAACAGCACCTTCAGGGATTTGTTGCGGTTTTCCAGCCCGACAGATTGTTTGCGGATCACCGGGATCATGATGACCCAGATCACCGCGCCGACAGCGAGCCCGATCATCAGCGCGCTCTGCAGATCGATCTTGATCACGCGTTTCAGCCCTTTGAGCGCGAGGTAGGCGGCAAAGACCCCAGCCATGATCCCGACCAGCATCGGCACCCATCTGCGGGCGGCTGCGATCTTGTCGTTCTGGTAGATGATGTTGGATTTGATGAACCACAAAAACAGCGCCGCGATCAGGCCACCCAGAACCGGGGAGATAACCCAGCTGGCGGCAATCTTGGTCATCGTGGGCCAGCTGACGGCGGCCAGTCCGGCGGCGGCGATGCCCGAGCCCATCACACCACCCACAACCGAATGCGTGGTCGAGACCGGCGCGCCGACCCACGTGGCCAGGTTGACCCACAGGGCAGCGGACAGCAGGGCTGCCATCATGGCCCACATGAACGTGTTGGCGTCGCCCAGGCTTTCTGGTGCGATGATGCCTTTGGCAATCGTGGTGACCACATCGCCGCCGGCAATCAGCGCGCCGGCACTTTCGAATATTGCGGCAATGGCAATCGCGCCACCCATTGTCAGCGCATTGGCACCAACCGCAGGTCCCATATTGTTGGCAACGTCGTTGGCCCCGATGTTGAGCGCCATGTAGGCGCCAAAGCCGGTCGCAACGACGACGATCAGCGTGTTGTTGGATTGGCCAAAAAAAAGCGCGGCAGCCAGCCCGGCCAGAACGATGAACACCAGTGCAATGCCCGGTCCGACCAAAGGGCGCGACACATAGCTGGCGGCGTTTTCGAGGCTGGAATAGCGTGCGAGATCGCGATCAAGCGTTTCAAGATGACGGCCTTCATCAGAACGATTGGTCATCGTCCCCTCCCATTCAAAAATTTGAACGTGGATAGAGTGAATCGGGGACCAATGGCAACTTCGACCGGGACATAGACAAGCGCGGTGTCAAAAATGACGCAGGATGGTCTTTAGCTCGGGTTCGTGGATCATGTTGGCGGCGTCGGACAGGCGGACCCACATGCGTTTGCGTTCATGGGATTCCGGGAAGTTGTCGCGCATGGCCTCGACCGAAACGGGATAGACCAGGGTTTCGACGGGCAGGGCGACGCCGCTGTCCAGCTGTTTGTCATAGGTATAGGTGCCGACCGGCTGTGCATCGGATTTGCCCTTGAGCACGCCCGCTTCTTCCCAGGCTTCGCGCAGGGCGACTTCGGGAGAGTTGAGGCCACGGATTGGCCAGCCCTTTGGAATGATCCAGCGTCCGGTGCCACGGCTGGTGACAAGCAGGACTTCTTTGCTGTCGCCTGTTCCGCGATAACACAGGGCTGCCATTTGCAGGTGTTTGGGGCGTCCTAACATCGGGGCCAGAAAGCTGCCCCACACACCACTTATCAATTTGATCATACTGAAACCGCTCAATTTTTTTGTTGTTATATGCATGACATATATATGTACGAGCGCCAAAGTGCAAACCGGCGCCAGATGAGCGTGGCATTTCGGGGGGCAGATTCGGCGGCTTTTGTAAATAAATCAATACTCTGGCGTGCGTTGGCGTTGCGTCGCGTGTTGACTGCCGGATTGACAGAGCGCACGGTTTCACGTATAAGTTGTGTCAAGCTAGAAGAAGTGGGCAAGCGGCCGCAGGAGTGATCCTGTCGGCCGTTTTTCGTTTCTCTTGTGCGGAGATCACTCGCGCATGAGGTCACCAACAGTATGACTTTGATTACCCCGGAAGAGAACCTGTCGCACACCGCTGAACTGCTGCTTTCGCTGCAAGGATCGGTCCGCGATTTGAGGAACAAGACCGAAGATCTGATGAAACGGATCCAGGCCGGGGAGGATGCGGACTTGGTGAGTGGGAGCAAACAGCTTGCGGCAGCGGATGGGCTGCTGCGGGCATGTCAGAAAGTGGAGACGAACCTTGTCGAACAGCGAAACAGACAAGCCGGGATTGCACAAGGAGGCTATGGCCTCGACCTTGAGCGGGCTCGATTTGAAATCGGGTGCAGGCTGGCTCGCCTGCGCGCCTGTTGCGATCAGGGACGCGTTTCTGACTGACATCGGGGAGGGGGGGCTGTGTGCCCTCCCTTTCCTTTTCGAATTCTGGGCGATGCCGCATCAGTTGCCGCCCGAAGGCGATTGGCGCGCCTGGGTGATCCTGGGCGGGCGTGGGGCGGGCAAGACCCGTGCCGGGGCCGAATGGGTGCGCGCGCAGGTCGAGGGCGGCAAGCCGCTGGACGAGGGGCGTGCGCGGCGCATTGCGCTGCTGGGCGAGACCTATGACCAGGTGCGCGACGTGATGATTTTTGGCGACAGTGGCATTCTGGCCTGTTCGCCGCCCGACCGGCGGCCGGTCTGGAAGGCCAGCGAACGCAAGCTGATCTGGCCCAATGGCGCCGAGGCGCAGGCGTTTTCGGCGCAGGACCCCGAAGGGTTGCGCGGGCCGCAGTTTGACGGGGCCTGGGCCGATGAGCTGGCCAAGTGGAAAAAGGCGGGGGACACCTGGGACATGTTGCAGTTCGCGCTGCGGCTGGGGGATGATCCGCGCGCCTGTGTCACCACCACGCCGCGCAATGTGGCGGCGTTGAAGACTTTGCTGGCATCGCCATCAACGGTGATGACCCACGCGCCGACCGAGGCCAACCGCGCCAACCTGGCGGCGGGGTTCCTGGAAGAGGTGCGCACGCGCTATGCGGGCACGCGGCTGGGACGGCAGGAGCTGGATGGCGCGTTGCTGGCGGATGCCGAGGGCGCGTTGTGGAGCACGCGGATGCTGGAACAAGCGCAGTGCAAGATTGTGCCGGAGCTGGACCGCATCGTGGTGGCGCTGGACCCGGCGGTGACGTCGGGCGAGGGCGCGGATGCCTGCGGGATTGTTGTGGCCGGGGTCGAAAGCAAAGGCCCGCCGCAGGATTGGCGCGCCTATGTGCTGGCGGATTGCACGGTGCAGGGGCTGGGGCCGACCGGCTGGGCCCGGGCCGCGATTGCGGCGATGGAGAAATTCGGCGCCGAGCGGTTGATCGCAGAGGTCAATCAGGGCGGCCAGCTGGTAGAAGAGGTGGTGCGGCAGATTGATCCGCTGGTCGCTTATCGCGGGGTGCATGCCACGCGCGGCAAGAGCGCGCGCGCCGAGCCGGTGGCTGCCTTGTATGAACAGGGGCGGGTCCGGCATGTCGGTGACCTAGGCACTCTGGAAGAGCAGATGTGCCAGATGACCTTGCGCGGGTTCGAGGGGCAGGGATCGCCGGACCGTGTTGATGCGCTGGTCTGGGCCTTGCACGAGTTGATGATTGAACCGGCGGCGCGCTGGCGCAGGCCGCGCGCGCGCGTTTTATAGACAGAGGTATCGCGGGCTGAAGCGCGGGTGCAGTGAGTACTTGCACCAGAAAGAAGCAGGGTTTCGCAAGGTGTTGCGGGACGCCCCGCACCAGCGAACGGTCCGTTTCGAGTTTCTTGGAAAGTTTAGTTCAAAAGGGTCTGACACAAGGGCCGGTCGGCACGCGTCTGGCGGGTGGCGATGATCAAAGAGGAGCATCGAGCATGGGTTTTGATTTCTTCCGCAAGGGAGCGGCGCAATCGGCGCCAGAGGCGAAAGCCAGCGCGGCGGGTCCGGTTTTGTCCTGGCAGGGGACGGGCCGCGTGGCGTGGAGCCCGCGCGATACGGTTTCGCTGACCAAGGCGGGATTTTCGGGCAATCCGGTTGGGTTCCGGTCCGTTAAGCTGATCGCGGAAGCGGCGGCGGCCTTGCCGCTGGTGTTGCAGGACCGGGACCGTCGTTATGACGCGCATCCGATCCTGTCGCTGATCCGCAGTCCGAACGCGGCCCAGGGGCGCGCGGAGCTGCTGGAGAACCTGTTCGGGCAGCTGTTGTTGTCGGGCAATGCCTATGTCGAGGCTGTACCTGCGGAAAGCGGCGTGCCGCTGGAGCTGCATGTGTTGCGGTCTGATCGCATGAGTGTGGTGCCGGGCGCGGATGGCTGGCCGGTGGCCTATGAATATGCCGTCGGGGCCAAGAAGCACCGGTTTGATGCGTCGGGGGCGGTTTCGCCGGTCTGTCACGTCAAAAGCTTTCATCCGCAGGACGATCATTACGGGTTTTCGCCGATGCAGGCGGCGGCGATGGCGGTGGATGTGCATAACAGCGCGTCGCGCTGGTCGAAATCGCTGCTGGACAATGCGGCGCGGCCCAGTGGCGCGCTGATCTGGAAAGGTGGCGACGGGCAGGCGGGCCTGCCGGATGATCAGTTCCGCCGGTTGAGCGAAGAGATCGAGGCCAATTATCGCGGTGCGCGCAACGCCGGGCGTCCGATGGTTCTGGAAGGGGGGCTGGACTGGAAGCCGATGGGTTTTTCGCCCAGCGACATGGAATTTCAGAAGACCAAGGAAGCCGCGGCGCGCGAGATCGCGCTGGCATTCGGGGTGCCGCCGATGCTGATCGGGATTCCGGGCGATGCGACCTATGCCAATTACCAGGAGGCGAACCGGGCGTTTTACCGGCTGACGGTGTTGCCGCTGGCGACGCGGGTGAGCGCGGTTCTGTCGGACTGGCTGTCGCAATTCAGTGGTGACGAGGTCGAGCTGCGGCCCGATCTGGACCAGGTGTCGGCGCTGGCGGCGGAGCGGGATGCGCAATGGGCGCGGGTCACGTCGGCTACGTTCCTGAGCGATGCGGAAAAGCGCAGCCTGCTGGGTTTGCCGGCGCTGCCGGAAGGCGGGGGCGATGAATGAGCCGCGCACCGGGTTCGAGGCGTTCGACTGTGCACCCGCGCTGCGGCTGGCCGCACATGAGCGGGTCAGCCAGATCCATCATGACAACCTGTGCAGCAGGCTGGACCGGCTGGATGCGCTGATGGAGCGGCTGGAGAAACGGTTGTGGCTGACGGTTTACGGCGTGGTCGCGGTGATCCTGGCACAGGCGTTCCAATCGTTTCTGTCGGTGCAGTGACGCGCGGCATCTGAGGTTTGAGGCAAAAGAGGAGGCGTCCCCATGCAGGACACCGGACTGGAACGGAAATTTGCGCGCTTTGGCGAGACGCTGAGCGTGACCGACGGCACCGCGATCGAGGGCTATGCCAGCCTGTTCGGGCAGGCCGATCAGGGCGGCGATATCGTTGCCAAGGGCGCTTATGGCGGGTCGCTGAAGGCGCTGTCGGCGGCGGCGCGGCGGGTCAAGATGCTGTGGCAGCATGACCCCGCAGAGCCGATTGGCGTGTGGGACGAGGTGCGCGAGGACGCGCGTGGTCTCTATGTCAAAGGCCGGTTGCTGGACAGTGTGGCGCGGGGCCGCGAGGCGGCGGCGTTGATCGATGCGGGTGCGATTGACGGGCTGTCGATCGGGTACCGTACGGTGACGGCGGCAAAGACTGACAAGGGCCAGCGGCTCTTGACCGAACTGGAGCTTTGGGAGGTGTCATTGGTGACGTTCCCGATGCTGCCCAGTGCGCGGGTGGCGGCAAAAGGGGATGAGCCCCGGGCCGGGTCCGACCTGCGCGAATTGGCGGCGGTGCTGAACAGCGCGCGGCTGGAACTGGCGCGCCGCTGACGCGCGCATTCACAACTCAGACAGGAAGAGCTGATGAGCAAGACCGAGGTGATGCCCCGGGTTGAGGGCGCTGTGCCTGCAATTCAGGACGTGAAGCAGGCGGTGTCCGGCTTCGTGAATGAATTCAAGGGCTTTCAGGCCGAAATCGAAACGAAACTTCAACAAACAGAAGAGCGAGTGACCATGCTGGATCGTAAATCTCAAATCGCGGCGCGACCGCACCTGTCGGCAGCCGTAGATGCGGGTGCCCCCCACCAAAAGGCGTTCAATGCCTATCTGCGGTCGGGCGACGATGATGGCCTGCGCGGTCTGGAGCTGGAGGGCAAATCGCTGTCCACGGCTGTGAACAGCGACGGTGGCTACCTGGCCGATCCGCAGACGTCGGAATCCGTGCAGTCGGTTCTGATGAACACCGCGTCGATCCGGTCGATCGCGTCGGTCGTGCATGTCGAGGCGACGTCGTATGACGTTCTGGTCGACCACACCGAAGCCGGGGCTGGCTGGGCGAGCGAAACCGGTCCGTCGACGGAAACCGATACGCCGCAGATCGACCGGATCACCATTCCGCTGCACGAGCTGAGCGCGTTGCCGAAAGCATCGCAGCGCCTGCTGGATGACAGTGCGTTTGACATCGAAGGCTGGCTGGCGGGTCGCATTGCCGACAAGTTCGCCCGTGCCGAAGCGGCATCGTTCATCAATGGCGACGGCATCGACAAGCCGACCGGCATTCTGACGCATCCGTCGGTCGATAACGACATCTGGAGCTGGGGCAACCTGGGCTATATCCCGACCGGTGTTGATGGTGGCATCGGCAATGGCGATGCGATCATTGACCTGGTTTATGCGCTGGGTGCGCAGTACCGCGCGAATGCGTCCTTTGTGATGAATTCCAAGACCGCCGGTGTGGTCCGCAAGCTGAAGGACAATGACGGACGCTTCTTGTGGTCCGATGGTCTGGCGGCGGGCGAACCTGCGCGTCTGCTTGGGTATCCGGTGGTGATCGCCGAAGACATGCCCGACGTGGCCAGCGGCAGCGTCGCGATTGCCTTTGGCAATTTCGAGGCCGGTTACACCGTCGCCGAGCGCCCCGATCTGCGCGTGTTGCGTGACCCGTTCAGCGCCAAGCCGCATGTCCTGTTTTATGCGACCAAACGTGTTGGTGGTGACGTGTCCGACTTTGCAGCCATCAAGCTGCTGAAATTCGCCACCAGCTAAGGCGGTGGCGAAGCGGGGCCGGTTCGCCGGTCCCGTGGCGGGCGCGCGCCAATTGAACCCGGCGTTGTCTAGCTGCTCCCCTCCGTCCGAGCAACGTGGGGTGGCGCGCGTCTGCCGGCAGACACTGAACCGGCCCGAGGGGTCCGAGCTTGCGGAGTGAAGTGATGATGTTGATCGAAGAGACCACCGTGCCGGATACGGCGTTGCCGGTGACGCAGTTCAAGGCGCATCTGCGTCTGGGGACCGGGTTTGGCGAAGAAACGTTGCAGGACGATGTTCTGAAGGGGTTCTTGCGAGCGGCGATGGCCGCGATCGAGGCGCGAACCGGCAAGGTGCTGATTGCACGCGATTTTGCCTGGACCGTTCAGGACTGGCGTCAGCCGGAAGGCCAGGTGTTGCCTGTGGCCCCGGTGACGGCGGTGACGGCGGTGACGCTGATGGATACCGGCGGAACCGAAACGGTGGTGAATGCCGGGGCGTACCGGCTGGAGCCGGACACGCAGTTTCCGAAACTGCGCCCGGTGGGGGCCTGCCTGCCCACCATTCCGACAGGTGGCAGCGCCAATGTGCAGTTCGTGGCCGGGCTGGCCGCGGATTGGGGCGCGTTGCCTGCGGATCTGGGCCAGGCGGTGTTGCTGCTGGCGGCGCATTATTACGAGTACCGGTCCGAGACCGGGCTGGGCGACGGGTGCATGCCGTTTGGTGTGACCAGCCTGATCCAGCGGTATCGCGCGATGCGCGTCAGCGTTGGCGGTGCGGTATGAGCGCGCCGGTTCTGAACCGGCAGCTGGTGCTGGAGGCGCCGGTGCGTGCGCCTGACGGTGCGGGTGGGTTTGCCGAGACCTGGAGCGTGCTGGGCGCGCTGTGGGCCGAGGTCACCGCGCGTACGGGTCGCGAACGCAGCGGATCGGGGGCCACGGTTTCGGCGGTGACCTACCGGATTGCGGTGCGCGGCGCGCCTGTCGGGTCAATGGCGCGTCCGGTGGCCGGGCAGCGGTTTCGCGAAGGCACGCGGATCTTTGCGATCCGGGCCGTGGCGGAGCGCGGTCACGACGGGCGTTACCTGGAGTGCACGGCGGAAGAGGAGAGCGCGACATGAGCTATGCCATGGCAGCAGCCCTGCAATCCGCGATCTATCAGCGCCTGAGTTCGGATCCCGATCTGGCGGCGCTGGTGGGCGGCGCGATCTATGACGAAACCCCAGCCGGGGCCTTGCCGGACACCTATGTGGTGCTGGGCGCGGAAGATGCGCGTGACCGGTCCACCGGCACCAATGCGGGGGCGGAACACCGACTGACCGTTTCGGTGGTGACCAGCGTGGCCGGGTTCGCCTCGGCCAAGGCGGTGGCGGTGGCGGTCAGTGATGCGCTGAACGATGCGGATCTGAGCCTGAGCCGGGGTCACCTGGTGGGGCTGTGGTTTCTGCGCGCGGTGGCGCGCCGGACCGGTCCTGCGGGACGGTTGCGGCGGATCGACCTGAAGTTCCGCGCGCATGTGGAAGACACTTAAACAACTAGTTCCGGAGAGAGAACATGACAGCTCAGAACGGTAAGGACCTGTTGGTCAAGGTAGACATGAACGGCACGGGCCAGTTCGACACGATTGCGGGCCTGCGCGCCACGCGGGTCAGTTTCAACGCGGAAAGCGTTGATGTGACCAGTCTGGAGAGCCAGGGCGGATGGCGCGAGCTGTTGTCTGGTGCGGGCGTGAAATCGGCGGCGATTTCGGGATCGGGTGTGTTCAAGGATGAAAGCACCGACGAGCGCGCGCGCCAGCTGTTCTTTGACGGCGAGACGCCCGCGTTCCAGGTGATCATCCCGGATTTCGGCATTGTCGAAGGTCCGTTCCAGGTGACCTCGATCGACTATGCGGGCACGCATGACGGCGAGGCGACCTATGAAATCGCGATGGCCAGCGCCGGTGCGCTGAGCTTCACGGCGATCTGATCCTATGGCCAATCCGTGGAGGGGAGAGGTGGCGCTGACCATTGATGGCGAGCGTCGCGTTTTGCGGCTGACATTGGGCGCATTGGCAGAGCTGGAGCAGGCGCTGGAGAGCGGATCACTGGTGGCGCTGGTGGAACGGTTCGAGGCGGGCGGTTTTTCCAGCGGTGATGTTCTGGCGCTGATCGTGGCGGGGCTGCGCGGTGGCGGGGCCGAGGTGACACGCGAGACGCTGCTGCATGCCGAGATCGAAGGCGGGCCGATGGCGGCGGCGCGGGCAGCGGCAGAGTTGCTGGCGCGGGCGTTCATGATCCCCGGCGAGGCATGAGCGGGTTTGACTGGCCCGCGCTGATGCGGGCCGGGATGCAAGGGTTGCGGCTGAGGCCGGACCAGTTCTGGGAGCTGACCCCGGCGGAGCTGAAGCTGTTGCTGGGGCCGGAAAGCACGGCGGCACCGCTGTCGCGGTCCGGTCTGGATGCGCTGTTGGCGGCGTATCCGGATGCCAACCGAGGAGAAGGCGATGAGTGACGGTGACGGATACGCAGATCTGGAAGATCGCGCGGACGGGTTGGAAGACAGCCTGGGCGCTGCCGCGACGATGGCGGCAGGGTTTGACAGTGAATTGCAGCGGGTGCGCGAGTCGCTGGCCGCCACGGGCCAGGACATCGCGGTTCTGGAGCGCGGGTTGTCCAAGGGGTTGCGCCGCGCGTTTGACGGCGTGGTGTTTGACGGCATGAAGCTGTCGGATGCGCTGGAGACCGTGGCGCGGTCGATGATCCAGACCACGTATTCGGCGGCGATCAAGCCGGTGACCAACCATTTTGGCGGCATGCTGGCGCAGGGTGTTGGCAACCTGGTGGAAGGGATCCTGCCGTTTGCGGACGGGGGCGGGTTTTCGCAGGGGCGCGTGATGCCCTTTGCCAATGGCGGCATCGTATCCAGCCCGACGCGGTTCCCGATGCGGGGCGGCAACACCGGCCTGATGGGCGAAGCCGGGCCGGAGGCGATCATGCCGCTGGCGCGCGGGCCCGACGGCAAGCTGGGTGTGCGCGGTGGCGGCGGCGGTGGCAACACCGTGGTGATGAACATTTCGACCCCGGACGTTCAGGGGTTCCGCCGCAGTCAGGGACAGATCGCAGCACAGATGAGCCGCGCGCTGGGCCGTGGCAATCGCAATCGCTAGGAAGGGGAGATCGACATGAGCTTTCACGAGGTGAGATTTCCCGCCAGCCTGAGCTTTGGCTCGGTCGGTGGGCCGGAGCGGCGCACGGATGTGGTGACGCTGGCCAACGGGTTCGAAGAGCGCAACACGCCCTGGGCGCATTCGCGCAGGCGGTATGATGCCGGGCTGGGGATGCGGTCGCTGGACGATGTCGAAACGCTGATCGCGTTTTTCGAAGCGCGGCGCGGGCAGATGTTCGGGTTCCGCTGGAAGGACTGGTCGGATTTCAAATCCGGCAAGGCGTCGGGCGAGATTGATTTCCGCGACCAGATCATCGGGGTCGGCGACGGTGAGACGAAGACCTTTGCGCTGGTGAAAACCTATCGTTCGGGCACGTTCACCTATGCGCGCCCGATTGCGAAACCGGTTGAAGGATCGGTGCGGATCGGCGTTGAGCAGGACGAGCTGTTCGAGGCGGTCGGATACGAGGTTTCACCCGACACCGGTTTGGTGACGCTGGCCGAGGCGCCGGTGGAAGGCCAGGAGGTGACGGCGGGGTTCGAATTCGACGTGCCGGTGCGCTTTGACACGGATCGTATCCAGACCAGCGTTGCCAGCTTTCAGGCCGGTGATGTGCCCAACGTTCCGGTTGTCGAGGTGCGGGTCTGATGTCGGGGGTGACAGAGGCGTTTCGCGCCCATGTGCAGACCGGCGTCACGACGTTGTGCCGGTGCTGGGCGATCACGCGCAAGGATGGCGTCGTGTTCGGGTTCACCGATCATGATCAGCCGTTGGAGTTCGACGGGATCGTGTTCAAGGCGAATACCGGCCTGTCGGCGCTGGCATTGCAGCAGAGCACCGGCCTGTCGATTGACAACACCGAGGCGGTTGGCGGTCTGAGCGACGCGGCCGTGACCGAAGAGGATATCGAGGCCGGGCGGTTCGACGGCGCGGATGTGATGGCGTGGCTGGTCAACTGGGCGGACAAGGACGCGCGCTGGCTGCAGTTTCGCGGCATTATCGGCGAGCTGCGCCGCGCAGGCGGTGCGTTTCACGCAGAGCTGCGTGGTTTGACCGAAGCGCTGAACCGGCCCTTGGGTCGCGTGTTCCAGAAACCCTGTACCGCTGTCCTGGGTGATGCGGGATGCGGGTTTGACACGAGCACCGAGGGCTATTCGGTCGACATCGCGGTGGCGAACGTCGGCGAAAAACGCGTGTTCCGCTGGGACGCGCTGGCCGGGTTTGAACCGGGCTGGTTCGCGCGCGGCAGGTTGCAGGTGCTGGACGGGGCAGCGCAGGGGTTGTGGGGCACGATCAAATGGGATCGTGACACCGACGAGGGGCGCACCATCGAGCTGTGGGAACCTGTGCGCGGTGCTATTGCGCAGGGTACGCAGGTGCGCCTGCTGGCGGGGTGCGACAAGCGCATGGAAACCTGTCGGCTGAAGTTCAACAACCTGCTGAACTATCAGGGGTTCCCGGACATTCCCGGCGAAGACTGGGTGATGGCGTATCCGAAACAGAACGGCACCAATGGTGGCGGGAGCCTGCGGTGAACACGGATCGCGCAGAGATCGTGCAATGCGCACGCGGCTGGATTGGCACGCCTTATCGCCACCAGGCATCGACGCGCGGCGCGGGCGCGGATTGCCTGGGGCTGGTGCGTGGTGTGTGGCGCGAATTCTTTGCCAGCGATCCCGAGCGGGTGCCGCCCTATTCGATGGACTGGTCGGAGCCGCAGGGCGACGAGCGGCTGTGGCGCGCGGCGCGCAAGCATCTGCGGCAAAAGCCGCTGGAAACGGAAGCGGGCGGCGATGTGATCCTGTTTCGGATGCGCGAGGGCGCGGTTGCGAAACATCTGGGGATCATGGCCCGGACCGGTGAAAGCGCGAGTTTCATACATGCCTATTCGGGGCATGGCGTGGTGGAAAGCCCGCTGAGCGCGCCCTGGCGGCGACGCCTGGTGGCGCGATTTGAATTTCCTTTGGAGGCAGGCTGATGGCGACGATACTTCTTTCGGCAGCGGGTGCGGCGATTGGCGGCTCGGTTGGCGGTACGCTGGCCGGGTTGTCCTCGGTTGCGGTGGGGCGTGCGGTTGGCGCGACGCTGGGCAAGGCAATCGATCAGAAGCTGCTGGGGGCCGGGTCTGACCCGATTGAAAGCGGCAAGGTGGACCGGTTCCGGTTGACCGGGGTTGGCGATGGTGCGCCGATTGCGCAGGTCTATGGGCGGATGCGTCTGGGTGGGCAGGTGATCTGGGCGTCGGATTTCACCGAGACGGCGACCACTACGGGGGGCGGCAAGGGCGCGCCTTCGACCCCGAAGACGACGCAGTTCAGTTACAGCGTTTCGCTGGCCGTCGCGGTCTGCGAGGGCGAGATCCTGCGCATTGGCCGTGTCTGGGCCGATGGCGAGGAAGTGGCGCGCGATGATCTGAACATGCGGGCTTATACTGGCGGCGCGGATCAGCTGCCCGATCCGGTGATGGAGGCCATTGAGGGCCCGGGGTTGGTGCCTGCCTATCGCGGCACGGCCTATGTCGTGATCGAGGATCTGGCGCTGGAGCCGTTTGGCAACCGGGTGCCGCAGTTTTCATTCGAGGTGATCCGGTCGGAACAGGCAAACGCGCCGGAGTTCGAGGATGACCTGGTGCAGCGCATTCAGGCGGTGGCGATGATGCCAGGCACCGGGGAATACGCGCTGGCGGCATCGCCGGTCTATTATACCAACGGCCCCGGCGCGCAATGGGCGGCCAATATCAATTCCCCTTCGGGCAAGAGCGATTTCCAGACCTCGGTCGAGGCGCTGGGCGAGGAGCTGCCGAAATGTCAGTCGACATCGCTGGTGGTGTCGTGGTTCGGCAGTGATCTGCGCTGTGGATCGTGCGAAATGACCCCGAAGATGGAACGCGCCGACGTGGAGGGCAGCAATATGCCCTGGACCGTTGCGGGGCTGACGCGCGCCACGGCGAGTGAGATCGCCCGCGTAGAGGACCGCCCGATCTATGGCGGCACCCCGGCGGATGCCTCGGTCGTGGAGGCGATTACGCATCTGCGCGCCTCGGGTCAGGAGGTAATGTTCTATCCGTTCCTGTTGATGGATCAGCAGGAAGGCAATGGGCTGCCTGATCCGTGGAGCGACGCCGAGGATCAACCTGCGCTGCCGTGGCGCGGACGCATTACGTTGTCCGAAGCGCCGGGGCGGGATGGGTCGCCCGATGGCACCGCTGTGGCCGAGGCCGAGGTGGCCGCGTTTTTCGGATCCGCGACGGCGGCGGATTTCACGGTTGGGCAAGGAACGGTTGCCTATGGCGGGCCGGTTGAGTGGGGCTTTCGCCGGTTCATCCTGCACTATGCGGCGCTGTGCGCGGCGGCGGGGAGCGTGGAGTCGTTCTGTATCGGATCGGAGATGCGCGGGCTGACCCAGGTTCGCGGTGCGGCGGGCCAGTTCGAGGCTGTGCAGC